ACTACGGTGCTCGCAGCTGGCCGCCCGCGGCCGCCGGTCAGGCAGTTGCAGGCGTGCCGCACCAGGGCAGCTGCATCATTGCGGCCACCTCCTCGACGGTCATGTCGGCGTCTTCCAGGGACGAGTAGCCGTGCTCGGCGAGCTTGGCGTCGACCCGCACGCGGATCTCCTCGTCGGTGATGAACTCGATCAGGCCGGCGTCGTCGGCCTTCCAGCCGAAGGTGCCGGTGACCTCCGTGGGGCTGGCGGCGTAGAAGATGCCGCGCCGGAATTTGCCCGTCCAGGTGATCTCGCCCATCAGCGGCCGGGGCGCGTTCGCGATCTGCCAGCCTTCCGGGACTTCGGGCGCATCGGCCCAATCTGCCCGGTTCACTAGAACCTGCTCCACTGCTCCTCCTCGGGGGCTGCCTGCCTGCTGATATGACTAAGTTACCGTGCCACACAAACTTAGTCAATATGAATGCAGCAAAGAATCTAGGAAACTTTGTCTTGCCTGGTAAGGCCGTACAGAGAGCCCTGTCCGGCATGGTGTGCCCGACAGGCTCCCCCGGCCGCCTCCGGGCCTCTCCGGGCCTCTCCGGGCCGTCCCTACCGGGCCGCAGCTGGCAGCCGATACCGGCCAGCCTCTTGACTATCCGGCCGGCTGGCCGCGGGCCAGCACCGCCGCTGCGGTGCCGCCCCGTGGCCGCCGGTCAGAAGTCCTCGAACACCGCGGCGTGGCCGTCCCGGTGAACGGTCGCCCAGGCCACCGTGCCGGGCTGGCCGCCGAGCGCGGCGCGGGCGACGTCGCTCGCGGCATTCCGGGCCCAGCTGTAGCTAGGCACCTCGGCCCCGTCCTCGACATCGAACCGGTTGACGCCGATGAACACGGCACCGGCCACAGTCCGGACCTCTTGGCCGGCCGTCCACCAGCCGTGCGCCTTGCCCGGCTGAATCATGGGGATCGCCGCCAGGTCGGCCCGCGGCTCCGCGTCGAGCAGGGCCCGCGCGTGCCGCACGGCGGCCTCGCTGGGTTGCCACCGTGCCCGCATGTCCTCTTCGGGGCTGAGCGCAGCGCCCTTCGGCCCGTACAGCCAATCCGGCCTGGTCGCAGTCATGGTGTTTCCTTCCGTGTTCGCTCGGGTGGGGGCGCGCGGGCCCGGTCAGGCCCGCGCCGGGCACAGGGCGTCGACCAGCTGGCTGACTATCGCCGACTTCCGGCCGCGCCGGACCTCGACCCGGGTCGCCTGGGCGACCGCGCGGAGGTCAGCCACCGTCAGGCCGCCCAGGACCTCGCGGATCGCCTCGGCACCGGAGATCCCGCCGACCTTGACCAGCTGCCGGGCGCTGCGGGCGACGGCCAGCGCGGTCCGGTAGGGGTGGTTCTCGGGGAGGAAGGCTGCGAGGCCGGTGAGGAAGGCGAGACGGATCATGGCTGGCTCCTGATGTGTGGGGGGCCGGTAACTCCCGGCAGATATGACTAAGTTACCGTGCCATTAAAACTTAGTCAAGTCAGATATAGCAAAGAATCTAAGAAAATTTGTCTTGCCTGGTCAGAGGGCATAAAAAAGAGCCTGCCCGGCATCATCTGCCTGGCAGGCTCTCCCCGGCCGTCTCTGGCCGTCTCTGTCTCTCGGATGTCTTCCGCTGGCCTCCCGGCTTACCGGTCCGCACTGGCCGTCCTGGGCCGTTTCCGGCCGCCCGGACCGCTGGCAGGTGCCTTAGACCGTGCCGGCCGCTTAGCCGCCGGCCGTCCGGCCGCAGCCTCAGCTGCCCCGGCCTGCGCCGCCGCGTACGCCACCTCTGCCTGCTCCTGAGTGACCGGCTCGCCGCAATGCGGGCAGGGGAACGGGAACGGCGACATGATCCGGTCCCGGCTGTCCGCGCGCCCGCCAGCCGGCCGGCCGCCACCCTTGCCCTTGCCCGGCCGCGCAGCATCCCACGCCCGGAAAGCACCCATCGTCCACGTCGGCGTCTGCCCGAGCCGCGTCGGCGAAGCCGCGGGCATGTCGCCCGGCCGCTCGTCAGGGGTGCCGCGCCGCGCGTCCGACCTGGCCTTCACCGACAGAACCGACGTGTGCTTCACACCGCCCTGTAGGTGCGCCCACACGACCGGCGTGATGAGCACGTCGTCCGCGAGGTCGTCCAGGTTCTCGGGCAGCTCCTCCGGAACGGCAACTAGGTCAATGTTCATATGATCAGGATACGGGGAAACCCTCAGCGAGGAAACCTCGCTGAGGGCGCCCGTCGCGCTGGCCGCCATCATGCCGCCTGAAGGATCTCGTACACGCCCTGCTTCAGGTTCGCGTAGTCGGTGCTCAGGGTTCGCCTGGCACGCACCAGCTCCGGGTCGGCGCCCTTCCGTGCCTGCACCGGGGCCATCCAGTCCAGGTACTCCACGGCCGCCTGGTAGGCACCCCACTTGGTGTTCCGGATCGCGGCCTGCGTCTCGGACTCGCGGAACAGCCACCGCAGCGAGCCGACCTCCTCCTCCCACGCCGTGACCTGCTTCGGCGTCGCGTCGTCTCCCGGCCGCTCGCCGCACATCTCGATCATGAACTTCTCGAACTGGGCGTCGGTGAACGTCTCGTTGATCATCCGGTCGGCCTCGTCCTGCAAGGCGTCGACGTACTCCATGGACAGAGCCAGGGCCTTACGGGCCTCCGCGACCGCACCGTCCCGCATCCCGGCCGTGTGCCGGATCTTGAAGGTCGACTTCGCGGACGCTATGTGAAGGTCCTGGGTGTTCTTGCAGACAATCCGGACCGCGCCGACCGACAGCACCAGGCACTTTCTACCGGTGTGGTTGTTGTGCGCCGCGAGGAAGAGATCCATGGCGTCGACCCCGCCGACCTTGATCGCTTCGGGCAGGCGCATCGTGACGAACACGTCCTGGCCGTCGCTCAGCGACCCGGCGGTCTCGAAGCCCGCGCCGGACTCATAGCTCACCGCGTCAAGGAAGTCGGTCATCTCCTCGTTCTGAAACGGATCCCACACCTTGCCGACCGTGCCGTTGACGAGCAGCTGCGGCTTACTGGTGACGGGATTGGTGCGCCACACGGCATAGGTGTCGGGGACGGTCAGCGTGACCGGGCCGTTGCCGAAGTTGTCGGTCGAGGTGATCGGCTGCTTGCGCACGTCCCACCCGGCGAGCTTCGCCGCGGTGAGCGTCTGCTCCGCGGTCATGGCGTCCTGGTCCTCGAAGATCGTTCCGAGCCGGTGCCAGGCCGGCTTGCGGGCCGCCGCGAATCCGGCGCTGCCGTCCTCGAAGATTTCCACTGCGTCGGGCATTTACTGTCTCCTCTTGCCTGTGGCCCGGGGCCGTTCCCCTGTGCCGATATGACTAAGTTATCGTGCCACATAAACCTAGTCAAGTCAGATACAGCAAAGAATCTAAAAACTTTGTCTTGCCTGATCAGTGGCTAGACAGATCGGGCCGTCCCTGGCCTCTGGGCCGTCCCTGGGCCGCCCCTTGGCCTCTGGGCCGTCCCTGGCCTCTGGGCCGTCCCTGGGCCGCCCCTTGGCCTCTGGGCCGTCCCTGGCCTCTGGGCCGTCCCTAGGCCGTCCCTGGCCTCTGGGCCGTCCCTGGGCCGCTGGGCCGCTGGGCCGTCCCAGCTGGCCAGCTGGGCACCGACCAGGCCGCCGCCAACTGCCCACCGCGCGCCGCCCGCGCACACGAAAATCGCCCCGGCAGGCAGCCCGCCGGGGCGATCCGAGAGGGGAAGCGATTCAGGTCAGGGCCTTCTGGCCGCTCGCGTCGACCGAAGTGCCGCCCATGGTGGCCCGCCGGCCAGCCGCAGCACCCGCACCGTAAGCGGAGTAGTCGAACCGCCGGGCGCGGCTCTTGACCCGGTTCGGGAACTCGGCGTCGAAAGCCTTGATCACGGCCAGCTCGCGGCTGGCCAGGACCAGGGAAGCCCCGCCGTCGCTGGTGCTGTCCGCATCGCCCTTGGCCGCGCGGCGGGCCTCCTCGCAGCGCACGGCCACCGCGTCGATGAAACCGAGCATCCAGCCCTTGCGCTTTTCGTGGTCGCCGTCGACCTTGATGACACCGGAGACCATCTGGAGTCCGAGCGAGACGTACAGCACCTCGGCGGCGGCAATGTCGGACGGGTAGCCGACCACGCTCAGCTCATGGTCGCCGTTGGTGCGGATGCACTGGCAGCCCATGCTCCGCATCAGCACAGACAGGAGACGCTGGTCGAGCGCGGGGAAGTCGGAGTCGATCCCGAACTCCTTGAGCACCATCTCGTCGGCGTGCCCGGCCGGCCTGTTCGCCGATGCCATGGCCATGTCGATCCCGTACTTGGCCGCGAGCCTGGCCGCCATCCGGTTTGCCTGCTCACGCTCGCCTTCGGTGGCACCCTCGTCCTGGGCCAGGAGGAGCGCCTTGCGGATCCTTTCGAGGTTCGGGTCCGCGGCCTGGTCGGCTTCGGTACGGACACTGGTCATTGGGTTCCCCTCTCGGATGTGGCCGGGGGCCGTGTTCCCCCGTGCCGATATGACTAAGTTACCGTGCCGCCAAAACTTAGTCAATATAAATAGGACAAAGAATCTCAGGAAACTTTGTCCTGCCTGATCAGAGGCACAAAAAAGCCTGCCCGGTGCCGTCTACCGGGCAGGCTGGGCCGTCCCTAGCTGTCTGTCAGCTGTGCCGTGGGAGTGCCGGCCGCAGTGCCCTCCGCAGGGCCGTAGTGACCGTCCTAGGCCGTTCCCGACCGTCTAGGGCCTCCGGTCCGGGCCGGCCGCTAGTGCCCTGTGCCAGCTGCACAGCCGTAGCCAGCCTTACCGCCCAATCTGCCGACACATGATTCAGGTGCAGCGTCGTCTCGCCGTCGTAGGCGACTTCGATCGCGCTGGCGAGCCCGAGCCCTCGCGGATGGATGCTCACGCTGTTCCACGTGTGGCCCGTTCCCGTCCACGAATCCGGGAATGCCGCCCGTATCGATTCCACTACCTCATCCCGGCGTGCCAGCTGAGCGATCTCGGAGGCGACTTCACTACGGGCGCGGTCAAGGAGCGGTTCGTACCGGGGCAGTAGCCGTCCTTTGATGTCCCCGGCGATCCCTCGCGCGGGCCGGTCCGGGCTGACCGTGATCTCGGGCCGGTGATCGCCGTACGGCAGGCCGCGCCACTCAGGCGGATAGACCCCGTGTATCAGCAGGCGCCCGCGCGTTCTGTGTGATTGCAGGATGAACACTCCACGGCCGTCCTTATGCCGGATGAACGCTGCCCGGCAATGCGCGCCCGGCGAGGCCTTCCAGCCGTCGCCCAGCTCCTTCGCGGTGGCCGCCGCGACCGCATGGACGTCGGTCATGCCGCCACCGCCGCGATGTGCTGGTCAAGGTCGGCGAGCAGGTTGTTCACGGCCTCGACCGCTTCGGCCAGGACCGCCAGGGCCGCGTCTGCACCCACCGTGCAGGGCTCGCCGATGTTGACGAAGGCCTTCGCGTAGGACACGAGTGACAGCCGTACGGAACTGGCGACCTCCGCGATGTACCGGTAGGCCAGTGTGCCAGCGCGGTCATGCTCGAAGATCATGCCGATGCCGTCGCCGTAGGCCCGGACGGGCAGCTCGATCACACCCGCATGGACGGCCTTGTGCACGAGCGCGGCGATGTCGCCGGGCTCCTGGTAGTCCGCGCGCCAATCCGCCTGGACGTCCGGGAGCTGCCGGAAGTCGTCGGCGTCGTCGTACCGGCCCTCGTTGTACTGCTGGATCCCGCGGTCAAGCCAGGCGCGGGCCTTGGCCTCGTCGAAGACGAACGTCGCGCCGGCCGTAACGGTGAGCATGCTGGTTCCTTCCAGGGGGAGTGGTTGCGGGACTACTGGGCGGTTCGCCAGAGCGCGCCAGGGGCACGCCGCTGGCCAGCTGCCAGGAGCCAGACGGAGATCAGGCGGCCGCCTGCTGGCGGGAGCGCCGCTGCCATTCGGTGTAGGTCCAGCGGCCGTGCGTGTCCCACCACTCGCACAGCTCCTCAGACGCGAGCTTCCGTGCGCGCTGGACAGGCCCGGACCACAGCGTGATTGGGTCGACGCCGGCCTCGTCGCCGGCCTTGGACAGCAGCTCCCCGCGGCAGTCCGCTTCGGCTTTCAGCCACGCGGCCTGGACGTACATGTCGTACTCCTCGCGCCGCTCGCGCTTGCGGGCTTCGGCGCGCTCCCGCCTGGCTTCCGCCTTCCGGCGTGCCTTCTCGGCGCGGTCGCGGCGCTCGAACTCGTCATAGATCAGTTCGTCGACGATGCGCCGGTGTCCCTTGCGGGCGTACAGCTCGGCGACGGCCAGGTCGTCGAGGCGGGCCAGCTGCTCCGGGTTCGGCACCCGCAGGACACGGAGCCAGACACGCTGCGCACAGCTGATGGGGCGGGGGGCGGCGGTGATGGTCATCGGACTACTCCTCTGTGAATAGGTCGGGCGTGCCGCACTTGTCGGGCGCGGCGGGCTGGCCGCTGTTGTCGGTGGCGTCGGGGCCGAAGAGAGTCAGGGGTTCCGCGGCGTCGAAGTCGCTGGGCCGCATGTCTGTCCAGTGCTGAGCCATTACCGGGCCAGCCGGGGCCGGGCGGCGGTCCTGCGGAGCTGGGCCGCCTGGTCGGATGTCATGCTGTGAACCTCCTGTAGAATCATTGCTGTATCGGCTATGACTAAGTTAGTGTGCCGCATAAACATAGTCAAGTCAGATATGAATAACAGAGGTCACAAAACAATTACATATGAAATAGGAGTAAGATAACCGTCATGCAGCCGGCAGACCCGATCGAAATCGAGGGAGTGCCCCCCAGCGCCCAGCTGCGCGAGGCCCTGGCCGGCCAGACAGTGATCCTGGCCTTCAGCAGGGGAAAGGACTCACTGGCCGCCTGGCTTGCCCTACGCGACGCCGGCGCCGCCGTGATCCCGTACCACCTGTACCTGATCCCCGGCCTCAGCTGGGTCGGCGAATCGCTCGCCTACTACGCGGACTGGTTCGGCACGGAAATCATCAACCTGCCTCACCCGTCGCTGTACCGGTGGCTGTCGACGCTGCTTTTCCAGCCCCCCGAACGCTGCCGGATCCTCGAAGCCACACGGATCGTTGTCCCGGACTACAAGACCGTCAGCGACACTGTCCGCGAGCACTACGGGCTGCCCGCCGACACCTGGGTCTGTGACGGAGTGCGGGCCGCGGACTCCCCGAACCGGCGGACCAGCCTCAAAATGCACGGCCCGGTCAACCTGTCCAACCGCACGCAGAAACCCATCTGGGACTGGCGCAAGCGGCACGTCATGGACGCCATCAGCGAAGCCGGTGTCGACCTGCCGCCGGACTACGCGCTGTTCAACCGATCGTTCGACGGCCTGGACGTGCGGTTCCTCCGCGAGATCAAACGCGCCTACCCGGCCGACTACGCGACGATCCTGCGATGGTTCCCGCTCGCTGACCTGGAGCTTGCCCGTGCCGCTCTCTGACGCCGCCCGGCGGCTCCTCGCCGGCCTTGGCAGCCAGCCGCCCGGCACCACCCCCGCGCCCGAGCCCGAACCTGATCCGGACGCTGACCGGACCGGATACCGCGCACGGGCCAAGGCCGAAGAGGAACGGTTCCTCCGCGCCGTCGATCCCGAATACTGGCTGGCGTTCTGCTTCCGCGGCCCCGGCGACCCGGCCGCGTTCGCCGCTGCCCTCGGCGTGACCATGGATGACCGCCGCTATGTGCCGGGCCCCGTACTCGAGGCGGCCACCGCCGCCGTCAGGACCGACACTTCCCCGGCCGCACGGGTCAGGCAGATGCTCACCGCCCGCTCCACACGCGACGCCGACATCACCGGCCAGCTGGCCGCCAAACCAGCCCCGGACCCGCTCGCCAGCCTGCGCGACACCCAGACAGGGATCGAAGCCGCATCCCTCGCCGAGTTCGCCGTGATCCTGGCCGCGCTCACCGCGGACCCCGAACCGGACCCCGCGAGCATCTACGACTCGCCGCACTGGCTGCTCGCCTACTGGGCCGACCGTGCCGGCAAAGACGCCTACCTCGCCCGCACCGGACTGGAGGTGCTGGGCGACAAATACCTGGACGGCCACCAGGCCGCCCGGATCCTCGGCATCAAGCTGAAAGGGGGATAAGCCATGCTGCGTCGTGTCCGCGCAATGATCAGCAACCGTGGCGCCGCTCGCGGTGCCCGCGCTGCGGTCGCTCGCCGCGCTGCCGCTCCGGCCGCTGGCCGGATGTCCGGCACCTGACCATGGGTGCCGAACACCGGCTCACGTCGTCCCGGAAGGGCGCCACCCGCAACGGTGGCGCCCTTCCGGGCGTACCGGCCCCCAAGCCACCCGACCCGCCCGCCTGGCTGTCCGGCGACGCACGGGCCATCTGGGATGCCCTCGCACCCCACGTCCCGGCAGGCAGGCTCACACCACTCAACGCGGACCTGTTCGCCATGTACGTGACCACCCTGGCGACCTACCGCGAAGCCGACTCCATCATCACCGCATCCGGTGTCCTCATCGCGGTCGGCCAGGACCTCGCACCAAACCCCGCACTGGGCATCCGCAACGGCGCAGACGCCACCGCCGCCAGATGGGCGAAAACGTTCGGGCTCACACCAGACTCCCAGCCACTAGCGCCGCCACAAGCCCACGAGGGACCACGGAGGCTGCCTCACCTGGTAGAGGGAGCATGACGTGCCCAAGGCCCTCGACCCCAGGAAACGGGCAGCGATCCTCGCCGACATCAAAGCCGGGAAACAGCGCAACGAGATAGCCCGAGCACACGACGTCTCAGGCAGCACCGTCACGAAAATCGCAGCCGACGAAGGACTCAAGTCCGCCTTCGACCGGTCGCAGACGGAGAAAGCCACGCGCGCAAGGATTTTCGACGCGAAGGCTGCCCGTGCGCAGCTGGTTGAGGATCTGCTGCGGGATGCTCAGCGGTTCCGGGCGCGTGCGTGGGATCCGTACACGCAGATCGTGTCCGGGCCGCTGGGTGCGGAGCTGGTGACGACGAAGATGCCGCCGTTGCGGGATCAGCAGTCGGGTTATACGAGCATCGGGATCTGTATCGACAAGGCCGCGAAGCTGTCGGACATCGACGCTGGTGATGGTTCGGCTGGTGCGCGGTCGCTGCTCGGCCGTCTCGGTGAGGCGCTGAGTGTGGCGGCTGACAGTTTCGGCCCGGACCCTGATCCTGTAACCGAACGTGACGAAAATGCCGGTGGCTCACCGGCCGGCAAACCTCCAGAGCGTGACATTGGAACGCCCGCCGTGTAATCGCCGCTGATCCTGGCGTCGCCGTGGCCTGGGTCCTGGTCACTGGACGTGATCGGGGGCCGGTGTTGGATCTGTCGGCCGTCACCGACGTCCTGTCCCGGAAACAGATCCAGTCCATCGTCGACGCCCAGGCGCGGATCAACCTGTGGGACGGCGCGATCCGGTCGGGGAAGACCATCGCGAGCTTGCTGCGGTGGCTCATGTACGTCGCTGACGCTCCAACGTCCGGTGAGCTGGTCGTCATCGCCAAGACCTCGATCACCGCGGCGCGGAACGTGTTCGGGCCGCTGATGGACTTCGAGCTGTTCGGCGAGCTGGCCGCCGAGACGACGTACACCACGGGGTCGCCGTTCGCGTCGATCCTCGGCCGCCGCGTGTGGGTGATCGGCGCGAACGACGTCCGCGCCGAAACCCGCCTGCGCGGCCTGACCTGCGCCGGATGCTACGTCGACGAAGCGTCCCTCGTCCCCGAGCAGTTCTTCACGCAGCTCCTCGGCCGTATGAGCGTCCCCGGCGCGAAAATGTTCGCGACCACCAACCCCGATAACCCGGCGCACTGGCTGCGGAAGAACTTCCTCACCAACGATGCGCTCAACCTGCGGAACTGGCATTTCGTCCTCCACGACAATCCCAGCCTGACCGCCGACTACATCGCGGCCATCTCAGCGGAGTTCACCGGCCTGTGGTACCGGCGGTTCATCCTCGGCGAATGGGTCGCCGCTGAAGGCGCCGTCTACGACATGTGGGACGAACGCCGCCACGTCGTCGACGTCGTACCCGCCATCCAGTCGTGGGTGTGCGCCGGCATCGACTACGGCACCACCAACCCGTTCCACGCCGTGCTCCTCGGCGCCGGAACGGACGGGGTGCTGTACGCGGTCGACGAGTACCGGTGGGACTCCCGCCGCGAGCGCAGGCAGCTCACCGACTCCCAGTACAGCGAGAACCTGCGGACCTGGCTCAAAGGCGTCCGCATCCCGACGACCCGCCTGCATGGCGTCATGCCCGCCTACATCGTCGTCGACCCGTCCGCGGCGTCGTTCCGGGTCCAGCTGTTTCAGGACGGTCTCAACGTCGTACCCGGCGACAACGCGGTCCTCGACGGCATCCGCCTGGTCGCCTCGCTCATGTCGACGGACCGGTTCAAAGTGTCCCGGAACTGCCCGGCGCTGATCGGGGAGATACCCGGCTACTCGTGGTCCGACGAGCATGCGATGCGCGGTGAGGACGTCCCGGTCAAGGTCGATGACCACGGCGTCGACGCCCTCCGGTACGGCATCAAAACGACTCAGGGGATGTGGGAGCCGCGGCTGCGCCGCGCCGCCTGACTGTCCGACCTGCCCGATACGGTCGACTCCGGACATGGCGATCCCCGCACGGCTGGCACCGTACGGGGACCTATCGCCGACCTGAACCCCTTCACAGGCAGGCCAGCTTGACCGATCGTACGTGCACGGTCGACGGCTGCGATAAGCCTCACCTCGCACGCGGCATGTGCCGCAAGCACTACAAGCGCGACGCCTACTGGCGCAACGTCGAGACCGAGCGCGAGAAGCTACGCCAGCGCAGCCCCGAGAAGCAGCGCGAGTACAACCAGCGCAACTACGAGCGCCACCAGGAGCAGCGCCGCGAGGCCCGACGCGACTACTACACCCGAAACGCCGCTGCCGCGCGCCAGGCCAGCCGTGATTGGGCAGCCAAGAACCCTGAACGTGTAGCGGCCAACAAACGGCACTACGCGGAGATGAACCGCGACAAGCTCGCGGCCTACTACCGCGAGTATCAGCGGACAAACGTTGAGCGCAGGCGGGCAAGCAACGCGAAGCGCCGTGCTGCCATCCGCTCCACCACCGTTGATCCGGTGGACTACGCCGCGATCTTGGTTGAGCACGGGATGACCTGCCATCTCTGCGGCGCCTCGATCGAATCGTTCGACGACCTGCACTTTGACCACGTGGTTCCGCTCTCTCGGGGCGGTACACACACGGCCGACAACATCCGACCGGCTCACGAGCTGTGCAACCTGCGCAAGGGCTCGAAGCTCATGGAGGAACTGAAAGCGGGGTGATTCGGCCCCGTGGCAATCGACGACCGCGCAATGAACATGTTGCCGGTAACCAATCAGCCTTGGCCGCCGCCACAGTACGACCCGATTAACTATCAGCTACGACTCTGGGACGCTTGGTATTCGGGCGATATTCAGAAGCTGAGCTGGGCCTACTACAACCTCGGCGCTAACTCTCCAGCCGGTCGCGCGTACTTCGCGACTACGGGTGAGCCTGGCATGCCGACTCCGCGGCCGGGCCAGTTCCGCGGCGGTCTCATCGGCTCGATCTCGCGGTTTTTCTGGGGCCAGCCGGTGCCGCCCGGTGAGAAGCGCACCAAGTATCACGTGCCGATCGCGGGTGACATCGCCCAGACGTCCAGTGACCTGCTGTTCAGCGAACCCCTCGTCGTCAAGTCAGAGCTGGCGGCCAATCAGGCGGTGCTCGACGACTACTTCGACGACGGCCTGCACTCCACGCTGCTGGAGGCCGGTGAGCTGGCGTCGGCGCTCGGGGGAGTGTTCCTGCGGACCGTGTGGAACACCGATATCGCGGAGTACCCGTGGATCGACATCGTTCCGTGTGACTCGGCGGTGCCGCAGTTCGCGTACGGGAAGCTCGTCGCGGTCACCTTCTGGCGGGTGCTATCGGACGACGGCAAAGAGGTCGTGCGTCACCTGGAGAAGCACATCCCCAGCCAGAACACGATCCTGCACGGCGTCTATGTCGGGAATCAGACGGACCTCGGCACGGTGTACCCGCTGACCGACTTCCCGGAGACACGCCAGTTCGTCGGGGACCTCACCGAAGGCAACGCGATCACGTTCCCTGATCAGCCGATGGACGCGAGCACGGTCGTCTACATCCCGAACATCCGCCCGAACCGGCTGTGGCGTGACCTCGGCCCGCAGGCCGCGCCGCTGGGCCGGTCCGACTACGCCGGTATCGAAACGCTGATGGACGGCCTCGACGAAACGTACTCGTCGTGGATGCGGGACGTGCAGCTCGCCAAAGCACGGCTGATCGTGCCGCAGCAGTACCTCGACAACATCGGTAAAGGCGAAGGTGCCGTGTTCGACACGGACCGGCAGGTTTACACGCCGATGCAGATGCTCGCCACCAGCGGCACCAGCGACATCGTGGCCAACCAGTTCGCGATCCGCTTCCAGGAACACGCCCAAACCGCGTCCGACCTGGTGGGCCGCATCATTCAGGGCGCCGGGTACAGCGGGCAGACGTTCGGTGAGTTCGACGCCGGTTCCGGTGCGATCACCGCCACCGAAGTTGAGCAGCGTGAGCGGCGGTCGCTGACCACCAGGGGCAAGAAGATCCTCTACTGCCGTCCCGGTATCCGCGACATCCTCTACGGCCTCCTCGCGGTCCGCCGCGAAATGTTCGGCGACACCACCGTCGAACCGGAACGGCCCGAGATCGATTTCCCTGCTGTCGTGCTCCCCGATCAGAACGAGCTCGCGTCGACCGCGAACCTGCTCGCCCAGGCCGAAGCCGCGTCCAAACAGACCCTCGTCGCGCTGGTCCACCCGGACTGGACCACGGACGAGGTGAACGAGGAAGTCTCCCGGATCTTCAGCGAAATCGGCCTGGACCTGGCGACCAGGGCCCGCGTCATGGTGTCCGAGCCGATGACGTCAACCGCGGACTTCACCGAGCAAGCCGAACAGCTCGCGCAGACGGTCAAGCCGCCGGACATCCCACCGGACGTGCCCGGCACCACCACCCAGGAGTGACCCAGATGGGCGCAGCGAAGAAAACGACCATCAAGCCGGCTAAGCGTGGCCAGCGGGCGATCAGTTTCCAGCCCGGCGGCCTCCATCAGTCCCTCGGCGTACCGGCGGGGAAGCCGATCCCGGCCGGCAAGAAGAACGCGGCTCTGCGCGGCGACTACGGGCCGAAAGCCCAGGCGCAAGCACGGTTCGCGAAGAACGTCCTCACCGGCCCCAAAAGCGGCGGCAAGCCTGCCGCACGTGGGGGCAAGACAGCTGGCCGGGCGGCCGGCAGAGGGAGGTGACCCATGGGTAAGGCGACCGCCTCACACGACCCGAACGCCACCATCCGCGACACCAGCGGCGCGATAGCGGGCCGGTGGAATCAGGGCGCGCATGCCACCACCCCGGCCGGCGGGAAGACCACACCGGTCCGGTTCGTGAACGCACCCAAGCCCCCGACGCCGGGCCCGAACGTGGACATGAAGGACGGTGACGGCGACGGCCCCGGCGGCGGGAAGCCGACCCGCACGATCGCGGGCGAGCCGATGCCGGGCGGCTGCTGATGGCCGCCACGCCACCAGCCGGGAAGCATGTCCCGTCCCGGGTGCCGAACAGCGGCCCGGTCGACGCCTCCGCGAAGGTCGCCGCGTTCCGTGGCACCAACGAGGGCCCGACCACGGTCGGCGTAAATCCGGCCCCGCCCGGGCAGCGTCTCGTGTCCGACAACGACGCGCTGACCTCCGGGACACCGGCCGCGTCGACGGAGGCGACGTCGTTCCCGCCGTACGGCGGGAACTACTGATGGCCTACTTGTGGCCCGGCGAGATCGCGTGGCCGTTCCTGGGCCAGCCCACTGAGCCACCCGCGCCGCCTGAGCAGCCTGCCCCGTTCTGCGGAAAGCGGCGCGGCGTCACCAAGTCCCCCTACCGGGCGAAGCGGCGGAACCGCCGCAAACGCTGACCAGCCCACCTGACCGAAAGGAACGACCAGCCCCCATGGGTTTCACCGAAGTCCTCACGCTCATCTTCATCTACCTCAAGCTGACCCACCAGGTCACGTGGTCATGGTGGCTGGTGCTCGCGCCCGAGGAAGCCGCCGCGGTCGCCTACGCGGCGTTCCTGCTGTTCTTCGGCGGTCTGGCGGTCGCGTTGACCCGCGACGACCGGAAGGCCGCCAGACGCGACCGCCGCGCCCAGCGGCGCCGGGACGACATGCGACGGGGCATTCGGTACTGACGATGGCGACCGAACCCGAAGCGGTCTGGCGGATCAGCGCCGCCGCGCCGCGCCGCCCTGGCCACGTGCCCGCGGCCACGGGCACAGCGTGCCCTGACACGGCGGGGGACACCCGGCCGTGACTGACATCTACTACGACACCGAGTTCATCGAGGCAGGCCCGCACGAGCCGCTACGGTTCCTGTCGATCGGCCTGGTCGCCGACGACGGCCGCGAATACTACGCGGTCACCGCCGACCCGGACGTAATCACCGCCGCTGTCGCCCACGACTGGCTCCGCGTCAACGTCGTCCCGTCCCTGCCCGTCACAGTCGAGCAGGTGCCGTGGGGGAAGGCGCACGGCTGGAGCCGCTGGCAATGGGAGTGGGACCGGGCGCACCCGGACTACCGGCACGTCAAGGACCGCGAGCAGATCGCCGTCGAGGTCCGCGACTTCATCCTTGCCGAACCCGATCCGCGGCTGTGGGCCTGGTATGCCGCCTACGATCACGTGGTCTTGTGCCAGCTGTACGGGCCGATGATCAGCCTGCCCGCCGGGATGCCGATGTGGACGAACGACCTCAAGCAGGAAGCCGTACGCCGCGGCGACCCGCACCTCCCGGCGATGCCTGGCGTCCGGTCGCATAACGCGCTCGACGACGCCCGTGAAGTCCAGTACCGGCGCCGTTTGCTTCATCCCGTCAGTCGTTCAGAGGAGGGGACGGACGAAACCGCTCGGGAAGCGTGGGGTTATCCAGCGCGCTAGGTGGCAGTTCGACGCCAGCCAGGTTCGCGCCGGTCAGATTCGTGCCGGTCAGGTTCGCGCGGGTCAGGTTCGCGACGGACAGGTCTGCGCTGGTCAGGTTCGCGCCAGTCAGGTCCGCGCTGGTCAGGTCCGCGCCGGCCAGGGTCACGCTGGTCAGGTCCGCGCTGGTCAGGTCCGCGCGGGTCAGGTTCACGAAGGCCAGGTTCGCGCCGGTCAGGTTCGCGCGGGTCAGGTTCGCGCGGGTCAGGTTCGCGCCGGACAGATACGCGCCGGCCAGGGTCGCGCCGGCCAGATACGCCCTGGTCAGGTTCGCGTTGGGGAGGGCCGTTCTGGCCAGGGTCGCGCCGGCCAGATACGCCCTGGTCAGGTTCGCGTCGGCGAGGACCGCGCCGATCAGGTTCACGCCGGCCAGGGTCGCGCCGGCCAGATACGCGCCGCTAAGAATCAGATCACCGCGTTCCTCACGTCCTCGCGGCCGTCGTCCGAGCACCGTTGCGGCAGCTCGAACGTCAGTCTCCGATGTAATGAGACCGGTTTCTTCTGCCGCCTCAAGCTCTGCCTGGCGAGTCCTTGAGAGGCGAGAGTGCTCCCCGATAAACGCCGCGAGCACTTCCACAATCGTTGGATGGTCGCGCGGCGAGTCGATCATGATGCGCTCCAGCGCGTAGATCGCGCCCAGCCGCACATCGAGCGCATCTGACCCGAGCTGTCCGATTGCCTTGGTGTACCTGTCGGTGACGTGGCTTTCGCGGGACAGATTGAAGTTCCGGGCCGTGTACACCAGTGCGGTAACTGCTGCCACGCCGGCGCCGAGCTGGAGCATCCGGCCACGGAGCGCGTCAATGGCGGTCTCCCGCTGGACCGGAGTGAGTGCTTTCAGCCGTGAAGCATCCAGCCACGGCGGGCCGAGCCAGACGAACACGGCGAACACGGCGAACACGGCGAACGCACCTGTGAATGCCAGGGGCCATCGGTAGCGCCGGCCCCATGCCCACACTCTTCTGACGATGACAGCTGCGCCCCGGGCTAAAGCCCTGCGGTGACGCCTGATCCATGTAGGCACGCCGTCATTTCAGCACATCGGACCGTGCGCCCCGAGTTGTAACGCCTGGCTCATAGGTCGGGATGTCGCGTTTACCCCATATCGATACAGGGTGACCCCTGTCACATTCTCATGGAGGAAACAGCCCGATGGCTGCCCACCCCGGCACGATCAACGTGCCGGTCAATGTCCACCCAGACACGGCCAACCTGGCCGGATTCATCTCCACTATCACCCGCGCCGACGACCTCATGCGGCAGCTCACCGCGACTGAAGCCAGCGGCCTGCCCGATAAGGCGATCAGGGCATGGGGTCTGCTGCAGCAGGCAGTCGGCGAGCTGCGCACCGGCCGCCCGGCCAGTAGCGGCCACCGGTTCACGGTCGGTCCCACGGTCGCCCGGATGGTCCACTACGTCTCCTACGGCACGCCCCGCGGTGAGTACGGTCACGCCTGCCGCGCCGCTGTCGTCGCCGACGTCGATCCGGGCCGGGTGGTCCTGTGCGTGCTCAACCCGTCCGGCGTGTTCTTCCACGCCGCCCGCCACGACGAGGGTGACGACCCCGGCGACGGCCTTGCGTCGCCGCTGTGCACGGGCCGCCGCCACGAGGGGGGCACGTGGCACTGGCCCGCCTGATCCGGCGCCGCTTCTCCTGGGCCGGTTACCCGCGCCGCTGGTGGTTCTCCCGTGCCCGGTTCCGTGCCGCGATCGACCTGCTCAACGCGGCCGACCGGATGCGGTCACGGTGGGCCGACGCGAGCCCCGACGTCCGAAACGAGATGTGGCGGGCTCTCCACACTGCCGCTGACCAGCTCGGCGAGGCCATCCAATGAGCCACCGCAAGCCGGGCCCGTTCGCGACCGGCGGCATCGTCTCCGATCACAGCCACGACGACGACCTTGTGCCTGCGCTGCTGTCCCACGGCGGTTGCTTCATCGAGGTCCAGGCCGCGAGTCCCGGCGACTACGAGTGCTACCACTGCCAGCGCGGCCAGTGCGCCCGCTGCAACGACCCCGACTGCACCTGCTGCTACGGAAACGAGGACTGATGACTGCCGTGCACATCGGCGACCAGCTCGACGCATGGGTCGCCAAGGCCATCAACGACGGGGCGATGGGGGAGGAGTTCTGGCACGACCACGCCGGCAGCACCGTCATGGGCCCAGTCGGGCCGTCGCTGCGATACACGGTGATCATCACCATGAAGAATCCGCTGCTCGGGCAGGGCCCGCTGATCATGCCGTTCACGGTGCCGATCGGTGCGATGCGGGAAGATGCGGTCCGGCTCGGTGTCCACAACGCCATGGGGCAGCTCCGCGAGCTCCACAAGCAGCTCCTCGACGCTAAGCCGCGGCTTGTGCCAGGCGGCCGGAACATCCACTCGTGAACTGGTGGTGGCGGCGGCTGACCCGCCGGACAGGTCCCGCCCCGGTCCAGGGCAGCGTGTCCACGGTGAGACCCCCGGTCAGCGGCGGTGACCCGGCGGCCAGGATCGCGGCTTGCCTGCGATGGTTCCGCGACCAGTACGGTACCGAACGGTCGTGCTGACCGAAGCCGGATCGACTGGTCTCGCGCTCGTGTCGCTGTGCTCGATGGCGCTGATCTCCCAGAAACGGCCGGCCGGGTGGCTGGTCGCGATCCTCGCCCAGTTCGCGTGGGTACCGTACGACGTCGTGACCGGCCAGTACGGGTTTCTTGCCCTGACCGCCGTGTCCGTGCCGGTGTACCTGCGGGGCTGGCGGGCGTTCCGCATCCGGAGGGGCGATGACGAGTCCTCTGCCCCGCACACCTGGCGACGACCGGGAAGACCACGCCCAGGCCGCCGGGGCCGCGATAGCGGCGATCTACGCACAGATCGAGCTGGCGATCGTCGCGGCGGTCGCCTACTGGACCCGGAAGGCAGCCGCAGGGGCGCTGCCTCCCGCCGTCGCGAACCGTCGCCTGTACCAGCAGACCGCCGCGATCTTCGCCGCGGCCCGCGACCGGATCCGGGTGACCCTCGACGAGGCGATCAGCGGCACCCTCGACGAGGTACGCGGCCGGGTACAAGCTGACGCCGGCCCAGCAGCCGCCCTGAACGTCTCCCTGCCTGACACGGCCCCGATCACGGCCCCGCTCGACGTCGCCACGCAGACCGCGATCGGATCAGCCAGCGACGCTTTCACCGACGCGGCCACAGCCGCGATGAACGCGCCGCCACCGCCTGTGCCGCCTGGTCTGCCGCCGGGCGGCAGGCTGGCGCTCCCGCCCGGCGGCGACCGGCTCAACCCGTACGACGAAGCCGTCCGGACCGGTATCTCGTCGATCCGCGGCGGCATGCCCGCCAACTCGCTGTCCCTGTCCCGGATCCAGGCCGCGCAGGTCGCGCTCGACCAGCTGGCCGACCGGGGCATCACCGGCTACGTCGACAAGGCCGGACGGCACTGGAATCTCGTCTCCTACGTGGAGATGGCCACCCGGACCGGTGTCGCGAACCTGTGGGACGACCTCCAGGCCAAGGCCATGATCCGCTCCGGATACGACCTCGTGAAGGTGTACACGCACTCCACGGAGGGGACCTGCCCGGCGTGCCTGCCGTGGCTCGGCCGGACACTGTCGCTCACCGGCCACACGGCCGGATACCCGACCCTCGACGAGGCGAAGGCGGCTGGTTTCCGGCACCCGAACTGCCGGTGCGCCTGGTTCCCGCTCGGCGCAGGCGTCGCCGAAGAGGTCACCGGCGCTGTCCCGATGGATCAGGCCGCCACGGTGTACCAGGCCAGCCAGCGGCAGCGGGCCTATGAGCGGCGCGTGCGGGCCGCTGGACGGCGCGCTCAGGCCGCTATGAGCCCGGAAGCCAGGCGGCGGGCTCGCCGCGAGCAGGCAGCGGCACGGTCAGCGTCAGCGGCTCACCGGGAAGCGACAGGCCTGCGAATGACTCAGGCCGGCTGGAAGCGCCGCGAGCATCCGTTCCGGGCACGCTGAAGACGAGACCGTCTATGCGGAAATGCCCGAGCGGCGACCATCCCTCGGCCGCTGGATCAATGCCGGGCGTTTCGGTGCCGGGCGGGGCGATGAAACCTGACGAGCAGCCGGGGTCACGGCAGGTGTCGCAGCGCATGTCTTCCTGAGTCGCGGCCGCGTTGCACACCTGGCTGTGGCGGTCGCAACGGCACCGGAGCCGATCATCCATGGCCAGCATCGTACGGGGACGCCCGGACCGGACGGAGGCCTCCGTGATCTGGAGTTACCTCACGCTCGTAGCCCCGATCCTCGCCTTGCCGACCATCGCCGCGGCGCTGTACGCCCGAGCACTCCGGCGGGCGGATCAGCCGCCTGGCCGCCGCGGAATGGGCTCGCGGCACACCCTCTGACCACCCGCCCACGTGGCGGGTTTTTTCATGCCCGGACCGGTCCGGGCATACCCCAACGGCTCCTGGAGGGCCCATTCATGAAGCGCACCGCCCTGTCGATGCCGCCTGGCGCGATCATCGGCTACCACAAAGACGGCCGCCCCATCCGGATCGTCGCCGGCGGGTCCGGCGAAGGTGACCCGGGCGACAGCGGCATCAGCACGACTGGCCAGGACCCCGGCGCCGGAAACGGCGGCGCGGGCACCGGTCAAGCAGACAGCCAGAACACCGGCCAGAGCGGCACTGGTGGCCGCACGGACGGCGGGACCGGCTCAGGCGACAGCACCGGCACGGGACCGAACCCCGGTCCTGGTACAGGCTCCGACGACCACACTGCCCGGACTATCGCCGCGATCCGCGACGACTTCAAGGCCGAACGGGCACGCCGCCAGACCGCCGAACAGGAACTCGCCGCGGTCAAGGAAGCCCAGGCCCAGCTACAGCAGGCGCTCGCAGCCGACAAGGCCGACCGGCAGAAGCAGCTCGACGCGCTCGCGAAGGCCATGGGTCTCAAGCCCGAAGACGAACCGCCCACCCCGGAGAAGCTCGCCGCCGAACTGGCCGACGCGCGCCGCGAAGCTGAATCCGCCGCACAGGCCCGGCAGGCAGCCGAAGCGAACGCCGCTGCGGCACTGGCCCAGGCCAGGCGGGAACGGGCTCTCCTGCACGCCGCGCCTGGTCTCGACGCGAACGGGCTCGCGCTGCTCGACTCGCGGTCCTTCATGGACCGGCTGGCCGGTCTCGACCCGGCCGCGGACGACTTCAGCGGCAAGCTCGCCGACGCGATCAAGGCCGCGGTCGAATCCAACACCGGCTACAAGGCGACGCCACCGAAGCGGACCGCGCCGCCTGCTACGTCGTCCGGCGGTGAGTTCAACGGCCAGCCGGGCGGCAACCGGCAGTGGACCGACGCGGACGTCGACAAGGCCACCCCGCGCGAGATCCAGGAAGCCGCCAAGGCGGGCCTGCTCCGCGATCTCGGTGTCGGCCAGCCGCGCGTGAAGCGCGGCTACCGCTAACCATCCCGCTTTCCCCCCGGCGGGACCCCCATCCCCACCCACCTGAGCCCCGCGTGACCTGCGCGGGGCTTTCGCGTACCCGCCAGGGAGTGAACGCATGGCCATCAACAACTTCAAGCCGGCCGTCTGGTCGTCGATGATCCTCGGCGCGCTGGAGAAGAACCTCGTCTTCGGCGGGCCGATGGTCGTCAACGACGACTACGAAGGCGAAATCGCAGGTCCGGGCAATGTCGTCAAGATCACCCAGTTTGGTGACCCGACGATTCAGAACTACACGCCGAACGCCTCGATCAACTACGCGAACCTGAACGACGCCGGGCTCGACCTGGTGATCGACCAGGCGAAGTATTTCGCGTTCAAGATCGACGACGTGGACCGGCGACAGGCGGCCGGTGACATGCAGGAATACCTCGAAACGAGGGCTTCCTACAAGCTGGCCGACACGACCGACCAGTACCTCGCGTCGATGTACACCGGGGTATCGGCCGCAAACGTGCTGCCGGGCACCACGGCGACGTCCTCGTCTCTGACGTCGGGGAACTACCTGACCCCGCAGCCGTACGGCGGCACCGGCTCCCACCCTGCCGACTTCTACACGCAGGTCATCCTGCCTCTCAAGGTCCGGCTGACCCAGAGCAACGTGCCGATGGCGGGCCGGTACTGCATCGTCCCGGCGTGGGCGGAAGCGCTGCTGGAGCAGACCCAGGCGTTCATCAGCGTCACCGACATGCAGGGCCAGCCGTCCGAGGTCTTCCAGGAGGGGTTCATCGGCCGTGTCGGCGGGTTCAACATCCTCGTCTCCAACAACGCGGTCGAGTACGACACGGTCCACGGCGCGTACGTCGTGCAGGCCGGTCACCCGATGGCGGTCACCTTCGGCGAGCAGATCGTCCAGACCGAAGCCCTGCGGCTCCAGACGTCATTCAGCGACGCGGTTCGCGGGCTCCACGTCTACGGCGGGAAGCTCGTCCGGCCCGACGCCATCGCCGTCGCCGGCGTGCAGCGCCCGACCGGTATCTGACCCAGGCCCCGCGGCCTGAGCAGGCCGGCAGGATCACCCACCCCACGGAAACGGAGACTCCCTCATGGGCGCTCGTACCCCGATCGCGGCCGGGCTTGTCACCCTGGCCCCGGACTCGTTCACCAGCCAGGGCGCCGGGCAGACCCCTGACGCGGTGAACGGCAACACGCTTGCCGACCCTGGCCCGAACCACCTGATGCTCGTCGTCTCCAACGGCGACACCAGCACGCACACGATCACTGTGCGGGCGTCGGGCAGCGGCCCGGACGTCAACGGCAACGCGCAGACGCCGCTGCCGCAGAACACCGTCTTCACCCAGTCGACCCTCGGCGACCTGGTGGTCACCATCCCGGCCGGTGGGACGTACGTGTCGCCGACGCTGACCACGGACCGGTTCACGCAGCCGGACGGGTCGCTGTCGCTGGACTGGGACGCCTCGACCAGCGTCAAGCTGTGGGCCTACCAGCTGCCGTCGAACGCTCTGGGCGGCCCGCTGCTGTGAGCCGCATCCACCTGCGCGGGGAGAGCGGAACGGTCGTCTACTTCGACCGTGACGCTCTCCCCGAGGGCATCGAGAAGCGCATCGAACGCGGTGACCTGACCGAATGCGCCCCGGACGGCACCGTCCCGGATCCCGCCGAGGACCTGGTGCCGGACGTGCCGCCGCCGGACGCGCCGCCGCTGCCGAAACGTGCCGCCTCGCGTGACACCTGGATCCAGTTCGCGATCTCCCAGGGCCTCCCACGGGACGAAGCGAACGCGATGACGAAGGCGAAGCTCATCGAACGGTTCACCGACATTCCGTCAGTCAGCTAAGGGGGCGGTCGCTGTGGGGTCGATCCTGCTCGATCAGATCAGCCAGGTCGTGCAGGGCGGCCAGCTGACGGTCCAGGTGATGTTTGAGACGTTCGTCGGGTCCGGGTTCGAGGCTGGTGCCGGGGACGTGACCGTCGAGATCAGCGCGGCGGCGGTCCCCACGGGTGGGGAAGGTACACCGGTCCCGGTGACCAGCGAGAACGTCACCACGGTCGACGGGTCCTTCTACTCGTACGTTTTCGACTGCCCGGCTGATCAGCCGCCCGGCGACTACCTGGTCACCTGGACGGGTGTGGTCGGCGGCGCACCGCAGACGTGGACGTCGACGATCAGCGTCGAAGCGATCCCGACCGGCGCACCTTCCCCGGGTGTGTACGCGACGGTGGCGCAGTACCGCGCCGAAACCGAAGACCAGATCACCCCCGAGATGCTGGTCCGGAAGTGGCTGCGGAAAGCGTCGAAGGTCATCGACCACGCCACCATCGGCGCGGTGTACGCGCACACCCCGAACGGGATGCCCACCGATGGCATCGTCATCCAGGCGTTCATGCAGGCCACGTGCGCGCAAGCCGAGTTCATGATCGCGGACAACGACCCGACTGGCGTCAAGCGCCAGTATCAGTCGACGTCGATGGGGGGCGTCAGCCTCACCCGCGCGCAGGGCACAACGGGGCTGGTGTTCCCGCCGCTCGCGCCCGAGGCCGCGATGATCCTCCACACCGCCGGCGTGCTCGGCGTCGCCGTGCTCATCGACTGGTAGCGGAGGCGAGCATGGCGCAGGTGTTCGGCTGCGAGGTCGGGGACATCGCCCCCGAGGACGGCACGCCCGTCGAGGTGCTGTGCATCGTCAAGGTCCTGAAACCCGAAGGTGACTCTTCCGGCGGCGGATTCCCGTACCGGCTTGTCATTCGGTCGACGCCAATCGCCACGTGGGAAGCGCACGGCATGGCGGCATTCGTGCAGGAGGTCGCATTCGCCGATGACCTGTACGAACGGGACGACGGGTGACCCGTCGTGATGGAGATCGCGAACACCATGCTCACCGTGATGCGGGGCCGGGAGGCCAACGCCTACGGCGACCTGACCGACGTCGGTAAGAAGCTCTACACCGGCATCCCCGCCGCGGCCGTCGAGTCAAGCAAACAGGTCTGGGATCCGGCCACGCAGACACCGCGAACAGTCCGGACGTCAAAATGTGTGGTGCCCGACTGGGCGGACATCCTGACCAGCGACACCCTCATGGACGAGCGGACCGGCAACTACTACATGATCATCGACATTCAGGTTCAGCCGACGCTCGGCACACCACCGGACAAGATCCTCACCCTACGGTGGCGCAGCGGCGTCACCCCCGGCAGCGACTAGCGGAGGTGGCCAGATGGCACGGATCGAGATGGACCCTGACGCCGGCGCACAGGTCATGGCCGCCTGGCACGAGTTCGCCGATAGCCGGCTCGGCCCGGACATTGCGGGAGACGCCCGCCGGTACGCGCCGAAACGGTCTGGGTCGCTGGCCGGGTCAGTGGAGCATCACATGGAAGGCGACGACCTGATCGTCTCGGCGACCGGCGGCGACGACGGCCGCACCTACGCGGCCTACGTCGAGCTAGGGCACAGGGTCTTCCACCCGTCCACGGGCGTCACCGGACCCGAGGTCGTGCAGCCTGAGCCGTTCCTCCGGCCTGCCCTCTATCAGGAACGCGGCGACTAACAGCCCCCCGCCCAGCCGCGAACACCAAGCCCCTCACCCGGCGGCAACCATCCAGACGACCACCGGGCGCGCACCGCTCAGCACCTGCACCGGCTGATCACCGACACCGTGTTACCGGACACGTTGGTCACGTAGGCCGTGTGGGTAACGGGGGCCACCGCCACCCCGTACGGAGATGTGCCCACGGGGACGGTGGCCGTTACTGTGCCGGTGGCCCCGTCGATGACCGACACCGTGCCAGCGTCTCTGTTGGCCACGTAGACAGTGCGGGCAGCGGGATCCACCGCCACCCCGGTCGGGTAGCGGCCCACCGGGATGGTGCGGGTCACGGTGCCGGTGGCCGCATCGATCACCGACACTGTGTTATCGCCGGAGTTGGCCACGTATACGGTGCCGGCCGCGGAATCCACCGCCACCCCGTACGGGAATGAGCCCACCGGGATGACACGGGTCACGGTGCCGGTGGCCGCATCGATCACCCACACCGTGCCAGCGAAATAGTCGGCCGCGTAGACGGCGCCGGCCGCGGGATCCACCGCCACCGCCACCGGGCCGCCGCCCACGCGGATGGTGCCGGTCACGGTGCCGGTGGCCGCATCGATCACCGACACCCCGCCTCCGAAGTTGGCCACATAGACAGTGCGGGTGACGGGATCCACCGCCACCCCCATCGGGTCGGAGCCCACGGGGATGGTGCCGGTCACGGTGCCGGTAGCCGCATCGATCACCGATACCGTGCCATCGCTTTCGTTGGCCACGTAGAGGGTACGGGCCGCGGGATCCACCGCCAGCGCATCCGAGCCATGGCCCACGGGGATCGTGCCGGTCACGGTGCCGGTGGCCGCATCGATCACCGACACCGTGCTATCGCTGGGATCGCTGTGGCCATCGCCTAGGTTGGCCACGTAGACGGTGCGGGCAGCGGAATCCACCGCCACCCCGGACGGTCCGTCACCCACGGGGATGGTGCGGGTCACCCGGTAACGAACCACCGCCGGAGCATGCGCCGCCGTCACCAGCGGCATCCCCCCCACCACCACCGCCACCACAACAGCGCACCACCCACGCGCGCGCAACCACCCACCCAGCCCAGTGGCACCGCGAACGCCCCCCCGTGCACGCATAACCTCTCCCCCTGGTCCCCTTGGCCCTCGTCCCGGCGGAAACGGCCAGGCCCCGCCCGCACACCATCCTCCACTCAAGCAATCAGATATTACTTTACGTAATCAGACGACCCCCCCACCCCAGCCGCCGGACACCAAGCCCTTCCACCCGGGCGGCACCCATCCAGATGACCACCGGACCTCACCGCTGATCACATAGACGGGCTGATCACCGACACCGAGTTACTGAGCAAGTTGGTCACGTAGACCGTGTGGGTACAGGGATCCACCGCCACCCCGTCCGGCAATGAGCCCACCGGGATGGTCCCGGTCACGGTGCCGGTGGCCGCATCGATCACCGACACGGCGTGATCGCCGGCGACGGCCACGTAGACGGCGCGGGCGGCGGAATCCACCGCCACCGCCTCCGGGTCAGGGCCCACGAGGATGGTGCGGGTCACCGTGCCGGTAGCCGCATCGATCACCGACACCGTGCCATCGCTGGAGTTGGGCACGTAGACGGTGCGGGCCGCGGAATCCACTGCCACCGCGGCCGGGAAGTGGCCCACGAGGATGGTGCGGGTCACGGTGCCGGTAGCCGCATCGATCACCGACACCG